AAAATCAACTCCATGAACAAGCACAAGCGCCGAAGCTTTAAAGAGTATCGGGGTCAGGGACGGTAGTTTTTTCGAAAGGCACTACCGAGAGCCGTGGTTCGTTGTCCTCGGGCGCACAGAGCTCATCCATGATGTACGTGTGCATGGTTATCAACTCTTCAGCATCCCACCGGCCCCTGGTCATTTGTACAAGCGCCAACATTAACGACGCCTGGTCGTATTCGATAGTGTCCATCAGCCTTCTTCCATTGTTTCAATAATATTTTTCACCCACCAAAAGAACATGTCCTGGCTTAAGGTGTGTTTCATCGTGTTAATTCGAGTGGCGACCAACTGCACGTTTTCTCGCGAGTAGGGCCCGGAAGGATTTATTCGGTCTATCGAGGCGTTGAATTCTTTTCGTGTTCTATCTCCGTAGCTCCCGTCCCGTTGATGCGTCATGAGAACGCCAGAAAGAGCGCACCTGCCACCCTGGGCTTCCCAAATCTCTATGACCTCGTCCGATGAAAGATTGTATTCAATGCCCTGTTTGAGACGCTGAGACTTAAGCTGAGTGTTTAGGACGCGTAGATACGCTTCTGGCGTGGCAGAGACCTTGCGGGCTCGCTGAAGGGTAACGCACTTTTGACAAACACCACGCACTTGCCCGTCTTTGAAGTGTTCGAACTGAGACAGGAGTCTGACCTTGTTGCACGAGGTGCAAAGGCGCGACCCCTGTGACGATTCTTTGTTGACTTTAGGTTCTCTTGGCATAGGCAAAAAAACACCCGCGGGAGCCAAAGTGTGGGAGTGTGCTCAACCGCGGGCGAAGGTCCTTCTCAAGGGGAGATACTACCCTTTTGAAGCTAATGGCTTCATCTGGGATAGTCAACCAAAAGGATCAACAAAGTTTCTTATCTCCCGCAGATAAGTATTGAGTTCCGCCATAATTTTATCTTTATCCTTTGGGGTCATGTGCATGTCCTCCCACCGATCCCAATACATAATATCGTCCAGTTCCTTGGTAATTATCTGAGCAGCAACGCGTTTAGCGGTGGTTCTCTTTCCGCTGTAAAAGCATCTAATCATCTGTATCCTCCTAGTGAGGCAGCGGTCGGTGGAATCCTTCTGCCCTGGCATTCTGAACATGGCCTGCTAAATGTTTGAGAAGCGCCTCCGGGTCTTCGATGTGCTCCGTTATCAAAGCTGCGATAATTCTTATATCTTTCTTCCAAATCTCAGTGTACATGGCTTTGACTTCTTGGATGTCGTCTAAGTCGTTAAATTGTTGATCTAGCAGTGTTTTTAGGTCTGACATGGGTAATTCCTCTTAGTTTGAACACACATTAGATATGATATGGGTAATTAAATCAAGTTGTAACTCACATTATTTTCCTATATTATTTGTGCTTTACTGATACAGGAGAACATACGTGGAAGCACATCACGCAACGAAATATCCTTTTGAAATAGTCGAAGCTGTTCGTTATGCTCGAGAGGTAGAACGCCGCTCAGTTAAATGGATAGCAAAGCATTATGACATCCCCATTGATACCATTCGAGATTGGTTGTACCGAGGACGACGAACTAATAGCTGAGGCCGATGCTAAGCTATACGTTTGCCCAAAGTGTGACAAAAAGTTTTATGCTTTTGTAGAGATAATTCACGGAGACACGGACATGCTTCCGAAGGTGGAATTAATTCTATGCACAAGTTGCGAAGAGTCTTTCGACGCGTCTAATCTGTATCTTTTGTGGCTGGATTGGAATAACGAACACGATACTGTTCACTGAGCCTAGTTAGTAACTCGGGGTAATTGCTAAGAACCTCTAACAACTCCTCGATCTCGCACTCATTTAACTCTATCGTTACTTTCACTAATTTCTTCCTGAAGCTTCACCATCTCAGCCCAAATTTGGGCCTTATCCAAAGTTTCTTTGCTGACGTTGTCGCTATCCATTTCCTTTTTTAATTTCAGCAGGGCCTCCCGTAGGCCCTGTTCGATCGAGTTTGTCATACCGTAAACTCCGGGCGGGGTCTCCCTTCTTCGATGCGTTTGTTTTCCACTTCTTCAAGAAGAAACGCGCGGTCTTTCTGGCTGAGGTTCTCGTTCACCCAGAACTCAAAGATCAATCGTAACTGACCGCTGAGCGTGCGCCCTTCCACTTTAGAAACGACGTGCAGTTGATCGTACACTTCGCGTGGAAGCAGTACGGATTTCCATTTATTTGTATCCAAAACCATTCTCCTAAATCCTACAGTATGAGATTATATAATACTATTCAGTAATTTCAACAAATTCTCCCCAATTTTCGCCTATTTCTATGTCGCATTTACTGGGCACAACAAGCTCTACTGCATTGGTCATTATCTTAGACAACCCCCTGGCTTCCTCGACGTCTTTCACACTAAACGCCAGTTCGTCGTGTACTTGCAGCATAGGGGTCTTCCCGGCCTTGTAGCAGTCAACCATGGCCTGCTTAGTCATGTCCGCCGCACTTGCCTGGATGAGCCTGTTTAGGGCCTTATACGTGAACGCACGCTTGAGCCTGGTCGTTGGTCCGTAGGCCGCGGCTGCTTCTTCGTAAGGCAACGCCTTGTTCATTTCAAAACTGTCCGGCTCCCACAGATCAAAGCGGCACTTACGCCCCTTGATGCTGCGCACAGAGCCCGGAGAGCGTGGGTCTTCGAGATGCCTTTGTATGCCCTGGGTCAGTCCTTTAACGAACGGTACGCGGCTGTGGTACTTCTTAACGAGGGCCTTGGCGTCGTCCAAGTGGATGTCGAGCTGCCCTGCAAGTTTCTGTGCCCCCATGCCGTACATCATGGCTAGGTTGATCACCTTCGCTTGCTTACGAGGAATGTCAGCCATCTCCGCGACCATGGTATGGAAGTCCATGTTGGGGTTTTCGTTATAGGCGTTAACAAACTCCTCGACGCCCGGCATGTTTAGGTTACGGTAATCCCCAAAGACTTTTGCGTAATGGGTCAAGATGCGTGGTTCCTGCTGCGAGAAGTCTATCGCCGCCCACTTCTCACCTTCTTCCGGTAGGAATAACTTACGGATGAGTGGACCTAACTCTGGATCGCGGACCGGGATCTGTTGCATGTTGGGGTTGTTCATCGAGATACGACCAGAGACTGTACCGCCTTGATCTGAGCGCACTTGATTGATGTGGCTATGCACGCGTCCATCTTTCGCTACGTGCTTTACAAGGCCGTCTATGAAGCTTCCTTGCGTCTTGTTGAGGTTACGCGCACGTACAATCGATTGCGCGAGCTCGTGAGGGTGTTCGGTAAGGAATGTCTTCGTGAAGCTTGGTGCGCCTTTCTCGGTTCGAGGGTAGGTTATCCCCACTTTATCGAACGCCTTAGCTATTGATGCAGCAGCCCAGATTTCTACATCGTTGCCCACGAGCCTTTTAATATGCTTGCGGACTTCCTTTTCTTCTTTCATCAGGTGCTGCTTTGTGCGCTCGGCCTGGTCTACATCAAAGCGTATTCCCTTCTCTGTCATCTCTACCAAGCAGGGGAGCAGCTCTGTCTCAAGGTTCCAGATGCCCCAAAGGTCTTCTTTGTTTAGCAGGTTCTGGAAGTGTGCCCATAACTCGAGGGTAATCTCGGCATCTACTTCTGCGTACGGTCCGACGTACATGGCCGGTAGCTTCCACATCTCGCCCTTCGGGTCTACGCCAAACTCTACCGCAGCTTGGGTCAGCGTCTGCTCTGACTTTGTTTTGCCCAGGTACTCGTAGCACAGCGCGTTGAGGCTGTAGCTGAACCGATTCTCGTCCAACAACGCAGCAGTCAGCATTGTGTCGATCACTCGGCCTTTGACCTCGAACCCCATCGCACGTATCCATCCCAAGTCATACTGGGCGTTGTGCATGATCTTATCGCCTGGGGCTTCAAACACTTTCTTAAGCCACTTGTTTATTTGGCGCTGATCCATGTTGCCGCCGCCAAGATGGTTGACTGGGAAGTACCCTTTCCAACCGGGAACGGCAATAGCGTAACCGACAATCTCTCCATCTTTACGAGGCCACCCTGGTCCCATTTCTTTTAGGTGGGGGTCTCGTGTTTCGACGTCTATGGCTATCTCTTTTGCTTCGAGGACCGCGTCAGGAAAAGGATGCTCCGGTGGCAGCCAATCAGACTGCGGAGGAAACATGGCCATTTGTAATTTGTTATTCGCCACTAACAGCTCTCCAAGTAGTTTCTCTCAAGATAGCCTCCGAAAAGTTCTGACACTTAGCGCAATACCATCCAAGTCTTTTGTTTTCTTTTGTATTCACAACGGCAGTCGCTTTCTTGTTGCCGCATTTTTCACAGGTGTTGTAGTAGAGGGGATCAATATCTTGTTTTTTCATAGGTTATAAGCTCGCGAGAAATCTTCTGGTTCAACAATAAAAAGGTTTTCCATAGCGCGAGTGACGCCTACGTAGAATACGCGGTGTAAATCGTCGCCAGGGGTGTCTTGTGCGGCTCTTGTCAGGTCAGTCAATATAACGACATTCTGTGCTTCGCCGCCTTTTGTTCCGTGAATCGTGGACAGTTTAATGCGCGGCACGGCGTTAAACTTCTCGCCCCTACGCAGTAAAGCTGTGATGTATATTTTGTCGTTCGCAGGTATCTTATCAAGTGCGTCGAACCAAGGCATGTCTTTAGTGGCTAATAACCCGTGATTTTCCACAAGCATTTCAAAAGAAAGTAAGTCATCATCTTTACCTACTATTCTTTTCTTGCCGCGCTTGACCCGTGCACCGTTGCTAGACATGTATCTATAAATAACCCGAGCCGATTCGACATGGATTAAGCCGCCTTTACGTACGCGCTCCCAACTGTTTACCGCAGTGGATAAGCTACGAGAAATGCTCCGTGAGCCGTTACGCTCGAACAAATAACCCATAGACTTAAGGTCGTATGCCAGGTCCGTGAGCATGTAGTTTGCCTGAGCCATCACGAGCCACGAGCCTTCGGACATGTCTATTCCTCGGATGTCGGAGACTCTTTGGACAGTTCCGTGCTCTTCTTTGGGCTTGTACTGCTTGGGGAAACGGTGATGGATACGGTTGACGATTCGCTCAGCAAGACTGTGGACTGCCCGAGGGACGCGGTAGCTTTGACTGAGAACTTCGCTTCCTCCTGGGAGGTTAATGAAGTGGTCGACGTCTGCCCCAGCCCAGCGGTAGATGGCTTGATCGTCGTCACCTGCACAGTACATTCTTTCGGATTTTTTATCGATGGCATGAGCTATGTCCCATTGTAGTGGTGAAAGGTCTTGTGATTCGTCTAAGAACGCGAGTTTAAATGTAGGGCACACTCGATCAGAATTTTCTACAAACAAGCGGAGCATGTCTGTGTAATCTACTAGTCGGTTGGCTTGCTTGTACGTCGAATAGCATTCGGACACGTACAGCACTTCTTCCCACGTATTGTTTATATGACTTGCGTTGTATTCAGTTCTAAGGTCAGTCTTCTTTAGACGCGCTAAGTTTATGATCGACAGGATAGGATGTTCCGTGATCCCCGACTTGCCGTCTTCGACCTCTACTTCTTTGATCGTGTTGAGTTGAAACCCAATGCGGTCGCTGAGCTCTCTGAAGTGAGCTGGTTGCATGAGGTCTTTTTCTTTTAGGTTGAGAAGCTTGTACGTCAAGCTGTGTAGCGTCCTGAAGTAAAACAAATCGGTGTCTGGATTTAGGTTAAATCGTTCGGCAGCGCGCTCTCTAGCTTCCGCGGCTGCTTTACGGGTAAAAGCAAGAAACGCTATCTCTTGGGGGTTAATCCCATTCGATAGCGCCTGGTCTACCATGTTCAAAAGCTTGGTAGTCTTGCCTGTACCAGGAGGTCCAAATATCCTAAACATTAGAACGGCGCCTCGTTTTGTTTAGTCTCAAGGTTAGGCGTCTTAACCGAAGTCGAATAACTTTGGAATGCCGGTATAGTCCATACGCGCGTGGCTTTGCCGTTGATCTTGATCGACGTTGCATTGCCGTCTATGTCGCGTAGTCGCTGAGCAATCTTGTGAGACTTAAAGTCAAAGAAACGGTTCTTGTGTAGATACGCAGTAAAATCTTTGAGCCTGAAATACGTACGGTTTTCGTCCTCGTCTGTGTAAGGACGACGCAACAGTATCTCTTCTTTGTTTTCTGCTTTCTGCATGTCGTTACAGAACTCTTCCAACAAGTCATAGAACTGACCAGAGATACTCGCGTCCTGAGATACTTCGACAATGGAACCATCGGTATCGGACATCTCGGTCAATAACTGGTTGATGCGTGCTTCCCACGAAGCTTTAGGAGAAGACTTAGGCATAAAGTTTAACTGCTCTACGCACGCACGTTGGAACGCTATCTGGTTCATCAACGCATCCGTGTCAAGCTCGAGGGGCTGACCATTTACGTCCATAAACCAAACTGGTGGCGTTGAATTGTACTTGCGTAGGTTTGCGATGGTCGCACCCGATACTGCGGCATCAATACCGAACTTCCGTGTTCTACACACGTCGGCATTACAATAATCGCAGATCGGGGCGTCTTTGCACTTGTAAGCGTAGTCCTTCTTCTGAAGCTGCTTCGCTACAAGGTTGACCTCGTTAAGAGGCAACGGAGGGTTCAGGTACTTAGCGTTGTAAACTAAGATTTCTGACTCCCAACTGTCTGGGTATGCTTTACGTAAATAGACGCCGATGTTAAACAGACCGTTGTTACGACCGCCCTCACTTATTTGTTGAGAGCACAAAGTCTGGAGACAAGGCGGTCCGTCTTTAACGATGATGTTAGAGTCGCTTTGATCTTCGATGGTCAGCGCAGAGACTTGCTCTGGCGTCTGAACATACTGCTTATACATCTCAAAGAACTCTTCAATCGTGGCAGACTGACCATCATCCTTTATGGCGTAACGTAAGCCGTCCTCTGCGTCAAAATACGGCAGATTTAAGAAATTTCCCACGTCTCCGCGATCGAGTTGCAGAGAAATTTGCTTTGGGAATATCTCACAACCCCCGTAGCCCAAGGCCGCCGCGATATGTTTGAGCGTATCCTGCATTTCTTTTGCAGTAATCCACTCACTTGTAAACAAAAAACAATGAGCACCACCCGATTTACTGCGACAGACAACCATCGGCAGCTTCATCTTGCGAACTCTTTCAACTAATTCTTTATGGTCTAGCGGGTATTGGTCAACATCGATACAGCCCCACTTGCAGCTATTATCTTCGTTGATCGGAATGATTCCTATAGCATCGCCCTTACCAGAGAGGTGGCCTTCCCACGTCTCCGGCGTTCTAGGGTTTTTAACTACACCAGCCTTGCCTTGCTGCTTGCCGTTTGGAGCAGCCCGGTCAATACGGTACGTTCCGTAAGCTAGTTTTAGGCCGTCAAATATCCCCGCAAATGTTTTTGCGTGTTCCATATTATTGTCTCGGGGAAAGGGGCGCATAGCGCCCCCCGGTTACCACGGAATATCACTGCTATTTGTTTCTTCCGACTCATGCTTGACGTTGACTTCGCCTTTCATGATGGACTGCGCAAAGCTCTTTGCATTCTGGTAAATGTTAGACTCTTGGATAGGACCTTCCAAAGAGATTTCCCAACCGTGCCAAGAACCCTTAGAGTTTTCCTCCGAGACTGTCTTGAGATGGTAAACGTGAGAGAAACGTGGCGGTGTAAACGCACCATTCTTTCCGTTCATCACACGAGACTGAATCATGGAGTTCCACTTACGAGACTTCTTCATCTGCGTAGACTTCATGGTAATCAAAGCAGTCTGCTGTGTTCCGTCCTCGTTGAGAATCATCACAAAGTGCTGATGTGTCTCTTCGAGGTATGAGCCGTTACCGCCAACAACATACTCACGGTTATCGTCTGAACTGCGCTCAGTTTTAGGACGCTGCTCATCGGGAGTAAAGATATTAAGCGGAGCGCCTGAGCCAGTGCCACGTGGTGCCCACTCGATGTAACGTCGTTGGTACACGCAAGGCACAACACGCACGCCTTCTTTACCTTTGTAGATGTCCCCAGTGACGGTGTTGTAAATGTCTCCAGCCTTGGCGTTTTCTAGATCGTCAAGTATTGGGTCCTGGCGGCTAAGTACTTTTAGGAAAGGCAGGGCAAGATCTTCTTGTCCCATGTTTTCCAAGCCAAGGCCCTGATCTTGTTCAAACAGGCTAGGGTCGAACTGGATGATTTCTGCTGATTTCTTTTCTGCTACTTCTTTAGTCATGATTATTTACCTTTTTTGATGTTTGCACGTTGGCCAACGTAGGCCCCGAATAAGTCCATAGGAAACTCGTCACCGGTCTCGACACGTTCTTTAACAAACGCTTTTAGTGTCGATGGGTGAACTTCCTCTTTTTGATCTGCTGGAACGCCTTGCTCCGCAGCAATCTTTAAGAACTGCTCAGCCTGGGAATCTTCGCCACGGCCAAACACGCATGACACGGTGTTCTTAATGATGTCGTCAAAACCGTTGTCACGTAGCCACGCAAAAGCCTGGGGTCTGTTATCGACCTTGATGTGGGCACCGTAAGTAGGTTTGAGTTCAACCTTGCTTCCATCTTCTAGCTCGAATTTGGTCAAGCCAATCTCGTGGAGCAAAGCAGGGAGGTCTTCGTCGGTTAGCTTCAAAAGTTTCTTCTTCTCTTCCTTCAGCCGGTCTTCCAACTGTGCAACCAGTAAGTCCTGTGCGGATACGGCGCGAGCCATCTCAGCAACAGTTTGCAAGCCTTCAGTATTAACAGAGTCTAACGCGGAACCATCGGCTTGATCTGATTCCATCTCTTCGAACAGGTTTGTCATAGGTCATTTCCTCGTGGTTAAAGAGCTGTTTGAGCCCTTGAGGAACACACTATAATCATATAATATTAGATATGCAAGGAGATATTATGAATAATTATCAATTTAAGACTAAACCGTACGACCACCAGAAAGAGATCTGGGAGAAGTCCTGGCAGGAGAAGTACTATGCTTTGTTCGCCGAAATGGGTACAGGCAAAAGTAAAATAGCCATCGACACCATTGGTGCCCTTTTTCTCAGCGGAAAGATAGACACCGCGCTAGTCCTGGCCCCCAAAGGAGTTTTCGATAACTGGGTCAAAGGCGAGTTCCCCACTCACCTGCCCGAGAGCATCGAATACAAGATCGTGCGTTGGCAGCCAAACTGGACTAAGAAGTATACCGAAGAAATAAGAAGTGTCGCAATCCGCGGCGATTCAAAAGCGCTTCATATTTTGGTAATGAACATCGAGGCGCTCAGTACAGAGAAAGGTGCGGCGAGTGCTAAGCGTTTCTTGGAGCGTAACCCGGACAATCTTACCTTGATCGATGAGTCTACTACTATAAAGAACCGCAAAGCTCAGCGGACCAAGACAGTGCTCGATCTGACCGCTGTGTCAAAATACCGTCGCATCTTAACGGGTAGTCCTATCACCAAATCACCCATGGATTTGTACGCCCAGTGCGCTTTCCTGTCCCCAAATGCTTTAGGATTCAAGAGCTTCTATGCGTTCCAGGGCCGCTACGCTGTAATCCAACGCAGAAACATGGGTCACCGTAGCTTCCAACACGTCGTAGGCTATCGGAAACTTGACGAACTTAGTAAAAAACTTGACGAATTCTCGGTCCGGGTTTTAAAGAGCGAATGTCTGGATCTGCCTGACAAGGTCTACACCAAGCGTGAGGTTCCTCTTACACCTCAACAAAAGAAAGTCTATGCCGAAATGAAAGAACTGGCTTTGGCTCAGTTAGAAAACGGCGATCTCGCTACCACTGCCAGTGTGCTGACTCAAATCATGCGCTTGCAACAAATCACTTGCGGCTTCTTGCAGCCTGACGAAGGTCCGATACAAGACCTACCCAACAACAGACTCAGTGAGCTGTTAAGCGTGGTCGAAGAGTCGTCAGGCAAAATCATCATCTGGGCCACCTGGACCCACGATATTCTTAAGATCGAATCGGAACTAGTTAAACTGTACGGTGAGGATTCTGTGGCGTCTTACTACGGAGAGACCCTTCAAGACGACCGCCAGGCGATTGTTAACCGCTTTCAAGACCCTGATTCTCCGCTCAGATTTTTCGTAGGACAACCTCGAACGGGTGGTTACGGCATTACTTTGACCGCTGCGCACACGATGATTTACTACTCGAACAGCTATGACCTTGAGATTCGGTTGCAATCAGAGGACCGGGCGCATCGAATTGGTCAGACCAAGTCGGTGACCTACGTGGATTTAGTTTCGCCGGGAACGGTAGATGAAGTTGTCCTCGGAGCACTGCGAAACAAGATAAACATTGCTTCGACAGTGCTAGGTGAGGACGTTAGAGAGTGGCTGCGTTAACCCGGTAAAGAACCGATACCTTGTGAGCGGATAACGTCGCTTGCCGTATCGAATGGATACAGGGCCGCGTAGCGTGCTCTTTGGTTCGGATTTGCTGGTGCCTGGGCCGTTGGCGTTGGAGCAGGTGCCGTGGGCCGTGGGGCTTGAGCCACTGGAGGTGGTGTAGTCGCAGCAGGTTGCGGTGGAGGAACCGGAGTAGGTACTGTCCTACGTGGGTTCGACCTTGACGGTATCATAGGCGCGGCCCCCGCTTCTCGGCGTTCTTCTCTACGAACTTCAGGACCTGTTTGATCGAAATATTCAAAGAATTCATTTTCCGTCATGTTTAGACCTGCGCCGGTAAACCACGTATAAAGGGTTTTTAAATTTTGACCTTTATACAAGTCATTTACATTTTCAGGCTTAGATAAATACGCCTCCATGGCAAGAGACATTACTTTAGGGTTTTGGAACATATCAATAAACATGCGTTCTTGTGCAACCAAGGGAAGCTCATTCAATAATCTCTTAAGGGCTTCATTACCGGAAGCGGCTGCTTTAATTGACGCCGGACCTCCAATGCCTCCTGTAAAAATTCGATACAAGCTAGTACCCATTGCAGAACCCGCAATCGCTGTAAGAAAATTAGCGGCTATGGAATCAGCTTTTTTTACGACTTGAGACATGGGTCCCGTGGCAGTTATTTCTTCGACTGTTTGACCACCAAACTCAGAGAAACGGCCTTGCATACCTTGGTTTGCTAAATCGATTTGTTTTAAAGCTTCCACCGTTCTTCTTACATTAAGTCTTTCGGCTTCCGTAATCACGCCTTCGTCTACCATAATATTCATTACGGATGGCACACGACCCGTTTCTCCGCCTGTTGAGACATTGTTAATCGGCTTAAATAAATAGCTAAAATAAGCGTCGGCGTTAATTTCATTAGACGAAGAAGTTCCACCGGCATGAACAAAAGCGTTGTTGTATATGGCCTGCATCAACCCTTGTTTAAGCATTTCAGGATCTTCGGCACCGTCCAACATGTCGCGTATTACCAACCTCAAATTTTGAGGCGCATCTTGTCGATTTATAGTGCTCTCTGCACCCGGGGTTCCCAGGATACTTTCGATCAAAGCATCCGGATACCTATATTCAGGTATTCCACTTTCATCCGCTTTTTTAAGCATAGCCCTGTAAAAAGCGTTACCCCTATCCATGCTAATTAGCTCATCCACAGGGTTTGTTATCATGACTCTATTAAATTCATCAGACATTTTATTCATGTCTAAGATGTCTGCATAAATAGAACCAAAATATTCTTTTAAAGGCTTTTCATTTTCAGCGACAAAAGCTTGGAACTTAGGTGTAGGTTTGTAGTTATACACCGGTTCATCAACTATTAAAGGTTCACCTTTATCATCAGTTAACTTCACTTTGGTTGTAACAGGGTTTCCATCTCGATCTAGCCTTGGAGTTCTTTCCCAAAAATCAGGGTTTGATAAGAACCCGCGTAACAACCTGCGTTGGATACCTCTTAAATTAAGTTGGTAATCAACGGGATTGTTAGCTAAGTCTTCTAACCTTTGGATTTGACCCGGAGTAAATCGAGTGGCTTCTTCCGAACCTTGAAGTCGAGCCATAGCCATAATGCTGCTTTGGTCCGTAGCACCTTCAAAATCTTCTCCGCGGTCTTGAGCCGCTTGAACCCCTTCGACAAAAGCTCGTTCTTCAGGAGGTAGACCCTCCAAAGCTTCGGTTCTAGCAAGTTTAGTTTGTTCTATCGCTAAGCCAGGACGACCAGCACTTTCTAAATTAAAATTATTTAATAAAGTAACAGCTTCATCTAACTGTTGTAGTCGGACTGCGGTTGTATTTCGAGAGGCTTCAAACAAGCCGCTGGCAGATTTTTCATAAGAAAACTTACCTCCCCTAAGATCACCTAAAAAAGTTCCCGAAAAAACATTTGAAGAAGCTTTTTCAAAAGAAAGGTAATCATTTAGGGCAAGAGTAGCCTGAGTGCTTTGACCAGGAGAAAGTCCTCCCATCCCAGTTTGTTTTAAAGCATCCAGTGTAGCCGTTCTTAAATCGTCTAGGGCATCAATGTGAACGGGATTTGCACCGCCTTTTAACGTTTTCTGTAAAGCCGTGTCTAATGTGTCTAAAAGAGTTAAAAGTTCTCCGGAAGTTACTTGGTTAGATTCTGTTTCGGCGGTTCCCGCCATACCTTTTCTAACATCAAACAAAGTGTTGAGAGAATTTTCTTGATTTTTTCTCTGAAGAAGCAATCTTTTTAAAGTAGCTTTATCCGCATCTGTTCTATCCGCTTCGGCAATTTCTCTAACTTTTTTTAACTCTTGATCAGTTTTAGTTAGGGTCTCTTCTGCTTTAGCTATCTCTAAATTAAAGGAGTCTAAATCTGCTTGGGTTGCAGACTCGGGAGAAACTTTTTTCTTCAGGCTTTTTAGAGAAGCGTCTATGCTTACAAGGTCATTACCAAAACTTAAACGGCCGTATTGCTCGCCAACTTTTAAACGACCTTCTCTTATGCCATCGTACATTTCTACTAAATAAACTAAAGGTTGTTCATCTATGACTTGATTTCGAGGAACGTTGCCCCTCAAAACCCTTCTCTGCCTTCTTATGTCTGCATACAGACCTTTCTCTGGATCAAAGAAAAAGTCTTGAAACATTTTTCCTTCATCAAAAGCTTCGCCTGATTGAATTAACTTTTGCCTAGTGTCGCTGAATCGCTTCAAGGCAGAAACGGTGTTTTGCCAAATTACATCTTCTTGAGAGCCAAGAATAACCTCGGCTCTTAAGTCAAAAACTTCTTTCAGCTCCGTTGCGTCAAACGCCTGAGTCAATGCTTCTATTAGGTTGTTTCTATACTCAGCGGCTTGACTGTATTGACCCGTAATTTCTGGATTAACTCCGACTAGTCTTGCTTCTAAAACTCGTAGCGCAGCATTTTCCGAGGCTAAGCCCGATGTGGTAGGCGCAGGACCTTCGGCAGCCTCCGTTAATTTTGCAATCTGATCGATTATGTATTGATTGGCTTGTTCCGGATCTTTTATGTTTTCAGCTTCCAACATTGCTGGAATCAGAACGTTCATGAAGTCGCTTTGTCGTTGTTCTTCAGACAAGCTTCGACTAGCTAAACCGAATAGCCCCGTAGCTCTTCGATAGACGTTTTCAGCGCCTCTAAAAAGATAGTCTACTGGTCTAAGGAAAGAAGGCGAGAGAAGCTCTGCTCCAAAACCTGCGGCAGTTTTAAAGCCCCCCATTTCTTCCGGTAAAGTTTCTTGAACAGTTACGCCAGCTAAACTCGCAGTGCCAATGTTAGATGCTTCTTGAGTTAGAAATCTTTTAGGTGCTTCCCTAGCCCCACTCAAAGTTTGAAGGTAATTTTGTTCAATGTCTCGTAACCGTGCTGGTAACTTTGTGTTTTTAAATAAACTAAACCTTTCTAAGTTTTTGGCCATAGCTGCGGTCCCAAGAGTGACTTGAGTCCTAGCAGGAATTGCCCAGGGGGTGGCTAAAAAAGGAAGTGATCCGGCAGTTACGGCAGAAATATATTCACCTGTTTCTCCCGAACTGCCTGGAAGATAAGGTTGATTTAAAGGAGAAGTCGGATCAAATATTTGAAAACCTATGTCTGATGCACCTGCGGCTATTATAGCCCCAGTGCCCGCCAGTAAAACCGGAGCGCCCAAAACAGTAAGACCTGTACCCACCCCAACACCTATCGTTGAAGACAAGAGATTTCGAGGCGTATTCTCCGAAATGCCTTGTCCAAGCGACACGTTTCTGTACTGAGACATGGCGGATAAGGCCGCTTCGGGAGACATAGGCATTTCACCTCTAGCCCCAAACATTAAATCATAGGAACCTTTAGGTTCCTCAATAATTTCTTCCCATACAAATCTAGCTATAGCGTCGTTAGGGTTAGTGTAAGTTTTATCTAGAGTAAACCCTCCAACATTTTTGGGTCCATAGCCTAATGCTTGCCACGTTGAAGGGTTTTCTTGTAAGTAATTTTTTAAACCAGGAAGGTCTAAATTAGTAAGAGCGTTTTCAAATTGGACTTCCGGCGGCTCTTTACCGTAAGGCGTGCCATAAAAAGACCCGGTTGATTCAAGGAAAGAATCCGGTACTTTATTTTGATTTGACACAACATCAACGGGAGTTGCGGGTAAAGTAGTTGAATCTGCCATGTTATATCCCTAAAGCTGCTTCTCGGGCCCCTTGTATAGTTCTAGCATTTTGTTCAGGAGACTGTCGAATATTATTAGTGTATCTATTGAAACTTCTTTCGGCTCCTTCTATTACTCCTCTTAAATCTCTTAATGCTGTCTCGTTAGCGTTAATAGATTGTAAAAGATCCGTCCTGTCCTGATTGCTCATAACCGAAGGCGAATTTAATAAATCAATGTCGTCCGCATACTGTTGAGCAAAAGTTCTGTACAGCCCTTTATAGTCACTTATAAATTGCTTAGGTTGCTTTAAAAAACTATAGGGGGAAGGAATAAGCTCATCGAATTTGCCCCGTTCATCGCCCGCAGCTTTACCTGTCCTTGTTTGCATAAACTTAGTCATCAAGCCGGTGTTTAGGTTGTTAAGTCCTGAAACAAGTTCTGATTCGCCTTCCGATTTTTCTATGTTACCTGCCAACCATCCGGCACCTGGAACAAAACCTTCAAAAAACCTAAGAATGGGAACCGCGACATTACCTGCGATTTGTTTAACTTGTTCTCTGGTTCCGACAACGTCTGAAAAATCTGCTTGTAAAAACATTTCTTCGGGCATCTCTGCCGCTTTGAGTATATCGGGATCTATTTCTAAACCAAGCATCTCGGCGCGAGTCTGTTCAGTAGTAGGCTGCCCAAGCGGGGCCGCCACGGGAGGCGCACCGGCATCGGCACCCGCAACCGAACTTTGCGTTGTCGGAGCTGTTACACCTGAAATTATTTCGCTGAAAGATGGGGGCAACCTCCCGTCGTTTATGGCTGTATTTA